GCCAGAGCGTGTACATTATGGACGATTGCTTCCAGAGGAGGACCCAACCTGGTGCTGAAGGCAATGAGGGTATGTCCCTCATCAGTGCAGTCAACAGTTGGGCTTATCCCTTGAACTTCGCTGATGTGGAGAGCAAGGGCAGGTTCTATTTTGACTCACAACTTATGCTTGGCACCACGAATGAGTACAACGTGCTTGATGCTGTGTCTGGAGATGTCCGACACCCGGAAGCAGTTGTCAGGAGGATAGCCTTTGGCTATGTCATGCGGGTGAACCCAGAAGGAGGGTTTGCCCTTCCCAATGGCAGGCTCAACTATGAGAAGCTTCAGCTCGAGCGTGTGAAGCGCCTTGTCACTGTATTACAGGATCCTTCCCACACACTTGATGACATCTGTCAGAGCTTCCCTTGGGAGGCATGGCAGGTTTCCAAGCACGACTTCAGGGGTCACCCCTCTGAGTCCGAGTGGGAACCACTGTATCCAGTGGTCAAGCGTATGGCTGCTGATCTCAAGGACCGCAGTGTCCGTCACGCAAGTGAGGTCACTGAACTTGAGAAGTATGCAGCCATTGTGGCGGAATATGCTCGCAAGAACCAGCAGCTCCCTGAAGCGCAGGCTGGCTTGGGGCGGAGTCACGAGATTGAGGCAATTTCGGACGAGGAAGATGATCCGGTGCTCAGCGACGGGTTGTTCCCCATGACACTCAGTAAGACTACTGGTGACGTGGAGTTTGTCCCATTCGCTGAGAAGCTTGCTGCCATTGCGAAGATGGTGCTCACAGGCTTCACGGCATTGCTTGGAGCATATTCGCTTTATGTGGTGGGTTCTGCACTGATGAGCACGATTCACAGGGTCATCACATTTGTTTGTGATACTGTGCGTGGTCTCGTTTCCCTTGTGTGGGATTCGGTCAAGTGGCTACTGTTTGGTGAGGTCACAGAGCAGAGTGTCCACAATGAGGGCATTGTGAAGCCTGAGGCCACTAAGTACAAGCGGCCCATGCCAAAGGAGCAGCTCGGTTCTCCACCAGAGGATCGGCGCCAAGATATCACCTATGCCAACACCTATAAGGTTGTTGTTGGGGATGAGAGTCTTGGACAGGCTCTTTTTGTGCGTGACACCTTGTGCTTGATGCCCCACCACTTCAAGCTTGCCCTTGAGCACCAGGATCCTGATGAGGAGGTGCTGTTTGTCAGTGCTGCTCAGTCTCGCCACACGCTTAAACTCACAGTGGCACAGCTGATGGGCTTCAAGAGCACCGTTTACGAGGATTCGGATTTGTGGTTCCTTGAGATGGGGCGTGGGTGTGTGAAGGCACACCGTGACATTGTGGGCTATTTCATCCCTGAAAAGGGTGTGTCCCAAGTTCTGAGCAAGAAGGGCAATGTGCCAGTTAGACTGGACGTTGCCAGGTATCGCAACATCGGCGGGAAGCATGATCTTGATAGGCATGTGTTCCTGAGCAATGAGTGCGTATATGGCACAGACTTGGTTTATGCCAGTGGCCGCTCTGTTGACACATACTTCAGGTACAAGGCCCCCACGCAGGCGGGAGATTGCGGTGCTCCACTCATGATTGCTGAGGCACGTCATTGGGGTGGGTGCATCCTTGGCATCCATGTGGCTGGTCGCACTGATGTGCTCGCAAGGCATGGATATGTTACCATTGTTTGCAGGGAG